ATGGTAAAAGAGCAGGAGCCTCAAAGTGCAGATGAACTGGCCCGGCGAATTCGGGTCCCTGTTGAGGTTTGGGCGGTTGTGCAGCGCATGGTGGAGGAAGAGGCAATTTCCATTGCAGATATCGCACGCCAGACTGGACTGCCAGAAAGTACGATCAGCACAAAGATAAAGCGGGAGGGCTGGCTGCGAAAGTGGCAACTTGCCCACGAGCTGGCCAGATCTCAGCCAGATGAACGCAAGCGCTTGATCGCTCGTCTTTACGCTGCCTTTGAAAAACAAGTGGGCGCTTTAGAGGCAAAGCTAAAAAAGCTGAGCGGTGCCGGCGAAGTGGGAGCCGGGGAGATGGATGCCACGGCCAAGGCACTCACCAGTCTTGCCAAGACGCTTGATATGCTTATCGACCTGCAAGAAACGCATGGCATAGACACAGCTAAAGAGGTGGATGATGAACAGATGCGACAACAGCTTTCGCAGCGCATTGAAAGCCTGTGTGAGGCAGGGAAAAATTCATGAGTTTGTCGCCTCTCTTTCAGTAGATGAATTGAGCTATCTTCAATATGATTGGGATGCATTCTCTCACCCCCATCAACGCCCACCCACTGGCGTATGGGCCACGTGGTTGCTTATGGGCGGTCGCGGATGCGGAAAGACCAGAGCAGGTGCGGAGTGGGTGCGCGCGAAGGTGTCCGGCGCTCAGTGGTCTGGTCCCTCGGCTGGGAATATTGCGCTGATAGGTCAGACCTATGCAGATGTTCGCGAGGTGATGATTGAAGGCATCTCCGGTGTGCTGGCAGCGCACCCTGAACACAGCAAGCCACAGTGGAATCCTTCGCGCCGCCGATTGGAGTGGTCCAACGGTGCTGTTGCAAGGGCCTTCTCCTCAGAAGACCCAGAGGCGCTGCGTGGTCCGCAGTTTGATGCAGCCTGGTGCGATGAGATTGGAAAGTGGAGCAATGCGACTGAGACCTTTGATATGCTTCAGTTTGGTTTGCGTCTTGGAACGCAGCCGCAGCAGTTGATGACAACCACACCTAAATCTACACCCTTGCTTAAGATGTTGCTTCACGACAAAGCGACCGTATTGACGAAGGCGGGAACAAGAGAAAATGCTGCGTTTCTGGCACAGGCCTTTTTGGAGCAAATGGCAGAGCGTTATGGTGGCACACGGTTGGGGCGTCAGGAGCTGGATGGAGAGCTTATTGAGGACCGTGAAGATGCATTGTTCGTACGCAAGTGGTTTGAAGCTGGCCGAGTGCGGCAGGTGCCGGAATTAAAGCGCGTTGTTGTGGCGGTCGATCCACCTGCGACCTCTGGCAAGAATGCAGATTCATGCGGGCTCATTGCAGCGGGTATTACGCACCAAGCAGAGCTCTTTGTTTTAAGAGACAGAACAACTCAAGGTCTACGCCCTTCGGGATGGGCGGATCAGGCGATCAAGCTTTATCACGAACTGGAAGCTGACTGTTTGCTTGCAGAGGTCAATCAGGGTGGGGAGATGGTGCGTGAGGTTATCGAGAGTTGTGATGCAAGTGTACCGGTCAGGTCCGTCCATGCAACACGAAGCAAACGCCGCAGGTCCGAACCCGTCGCATTATTATATGAACAAGGTCGCGTCCATCATTGCGGTGTGTTTCCAGAACTGGAAGATGAAATGGCCGACTTCGGACCCAAGGGTTTGAGTAATGGAAAATCACCGGACCGTCTTGATGCACTGGTCTGGGCAATCACTGAGCTGACCCGCCGCCCACAGGCGAACCCGCGCCTGCGCAACCTGTAAAGCGCTTCATGTACTACTTTAAGATGTGTTTTGCGCACGAGTGCATCCTGTCTAAGATAAGTAATTAAATTCAATATGATACGTAGTTTTTATAATCCATTTAAACAAGAATGGATTAGCGAATGCGGCTGCCTCATTAAATACATTAGATATATCTGGAAAGCGATTTAATATCATGGTGTTACGGAAGGTTTTTGACTCTATTTTTTCACCGGTCCAAGAGCAAAAGGCGTCACGTGCAAAATCTGTGGCGCTGATGCGGTTTGGCGAAGGCGCTGTCTGGACCACACGTAATTATGAAACACTCATAAACCAAGGGTATCTGAGAAACGCGATCGTTTACAGGTGCGTACGTTTGATCTCAGAGGCCGCGGCAAACGTCTCTCTTTCACTCAAGTCTGGGGATCACGAAGTTGCTGCGCATCCCTTTCTGGATCTGCTCAGCCAGCCAGCGCCAATGCAAACCAGACGCTCTTTTTTGGAAGAGCTTTATGGCTATCTGCTGGTTTCTGGCAATGCATATGTGGAGGTGGTTTCATTGGATGGCACCCCGCGAGAGCTTCATGCACTGCGCCCAGATCGAATGAAAGTGCTTGTCGATGATGCCGGTTGGGTCGATGGCTACGAGTACCAGGTGGCAGGCCGCAAAGTTGAACTGCGAAGAGCTGAAGGCGACAAAGTGGAGCCAGTGCTGCACATCAAGCTCTTCAACCCGCTCAATGATCACTATGGTTTTGCGCCCATTGAAGCGGCGCAAATTGCACTTGATATTCACAACGCCGCTGGTGAATGGAACAAGTCATTGCTCGACAATGCCGCGTGTCCAACCGGCGCGCTGGTCTATGGTGCAGGCGATGCCATGAATATGACAGATGACCAGTTCCATCGTTTGAAAGAAGAGCTGGAGAGCTCCTATCAAGGTGCGCAAAATGCGGGTCGCCCGATGCTTCTGGAAGGGGGGCTGGACTGGAAGCAAATGGGCATGTCACCCAAAGACATGGACTTCATTGAGCTGAAGAATGTAGCCGCGCGCGAGATAGCACTGGCCTTCGGGGTGCCCCCTATGTTGCTCGGGATACCAGGTGATTTAACCTACGCCAACTACCAGGAGGCTAACCGTGCTTTCTGGCGCCTTACGGTTGTGCCACTTGCTGCGCGGGTTCTTGCAGAGCTCTCCAGTTGGTTGTCTCATGCATATGGTGAGCAGCTCACCTTAGAGCCCGATTTGGACTCAGTTGAAGCGCTTTCGCAGGAACGTAAAGCGTTGTGGGAGCGCATAACAGCGGCGGAATTTCTCACCCGAAATGAGAAGCGCAGTGCAGTTGGTTACGGTGTGGACCCCACGCATGAGTGAAGTGCTGTCTGTTCTGGCAGAGCGAGGGGACCTTGCTCATGTCGCACTTGGCGCATGGGCGGGCACGTCCACATCGCTCTTGTTGTGGGCCTTAAAACAGCTCATCCAATTCAATAAACGCTTCGAAGAGTTCATGTGCGAGTTGGAAAAACTCAACCATATCTTGCGCATGGATCTGTCAGATTAGCGTTGGTTCAATATTGAGATTAACGAAATAATTTAGGTGTGCTCGTGAATACTACTCAGCAAAATAAATACGCAGTTTTTCCGTCCATGAAGGGGCGGGAACAAATGCTGCCTGGCCGAAATAACACAGCCCCAGCTCAGACCTTTGCAAATTTTGCGCAAGCGCTGGCTGGCGTTTTGGTGGAGCGGCGCGCTTCAAAAAGGGAGGCTGCAAATTCCAGCAAGAAAGACTGAAAGCTCGCAAACGGAGACGATCAACGTGAACACAGATCACCCCATCGCCATTGAAGGGTATGCCAGCCGGTTTGAGCTGAGCGATCAAGGCGGAGACATCATGCGCAAAGGTGCATTCGACAACACGTTGCGGATGCAAAAACTATCCGATGTAAAAATGCTCTGGCAACACGACCCCTCCCACCCGATCGGTAAATGGTTGCATTTACAAGAGGACAGTATCGGCCTGTTCGCTAAGGGACTGCTCTATCCTGGTATAGCTCAGGGAAGGCAGGCCATTGCTTTGGTTCAGGCTGGCATTTTGGATGGCTTGTCGATCGGCTTTAAAACCCGCCGTGCTCATCGTGATGGCAAGACCGGAGGGCGCAATGTGCTTGCAGTCGATCTCTGGGAGATCTCGCTGGTCACATTCCCGTTGCTGCCCTCAGCGCGATTAAGCGTGGTTGCCTGAACACTCAAATATTTGAAACGACCTGCCTGTGGTGTCTGTTCGGTACCGCAGTTTTTTTATGCGTCTTGTGAGGAAAAAAATCCTATGAAAAGCACATGTATTCCAAATTTGGAGACCAAAGACTTCGCACGAGAGGCGGCAAGTCAGTCGGCTCAGCAAACAATTTCTGGGAGGGTCTCAGGACAGTTTGCCTCCCCCATGGGCAGCCCGGATGCTGCTGGGGCTCTTGAGCAGCTGCATAATGCCCATACACAGTACACCCAAACCAATGACACGCGACTGGCCGAACTGGAGCAAAAATCCAGCGCAGATGTCTTGCTAGACGAAAAGCTGGCGCGCCTTGATGAGATCATTGATGGGCAAATGCGTCATCTGAATGAAATCCAGCTGAAATCGCAGCGGTTGCCGCGCTCCAAGCAGGAAGCGCCGGGTGGGCGAAGTGTTGAGGTTGAACACAAATCGGCGTTTGATACCTACATGCGCGATGGTCAGGAAGCCCGACTGAAAGGACTGGAGCAAAAGGCAATGTCCTCTGGGGCGGCAGCCGATGGCGGGTATTTGGTACCAGAATTGCTGGAAACTGATATTTTGCGCCGGATTACCACGCTCTCACCTATCCGCTCCATTGCATCAAATCGCAAGATCTCCGGCGCATCCTATCGCCGCCCAGTTGTCACCATAAACCCGGATGCGGACTGGGAAGGCGAAACAGATGCGCGGAGCACGCCCACAAATGGCATGAAGTTTGAACTGCGGGACGTGAAGATCTTTGAACTCGCCGCTCTGCCAGCGGTGACCCAGACGTTGCTGGATGATGCTGCGGTCAATATCGGCGAAATTCTAGCCGAAGAAGTGGAAACGGTTTTTGCAGAAAAGGAGTCGGCTGCTTTCATCACTGGAAATGGAACCAGTCAGCCGCAAGGTCTGTTATCAGGGCTCACTCATGGCGCACTGGATGATACGGGCTTATCCATCGGCTACATTAAAACAGGCGCGGCCGGTGTATTCCCCTCGGAAAATCCCGGTGACCTGCTGATCTCGCTGATTTACGGGGTCAAAACTCCATTTAGGCGCAACGCTCGTTTTTTGTTCAATCGCAGAACGCAGTCGGCAATCCGCAAACTGAAGGACGGGCAGGGCAACTACCTCTGGCAACCACCTGCTGCTTCCGGCGCTGAGCCAAGCCTGATGGGCTTTCCGGTTACAGAAGCCGAGCACATGCCCGACATGACGGCTGGCTCTGATCCCTTTGCCATTGCGTTTGGTGACTTCCACCGAGGTTATATGGTGGTCGACCGGGTCGGTATCTCAATGCTGCGTGATCCATACACCAGCAAACCCAATGTCTTGTTTTACATCACCAAACGCGTTGGCGGCGGCATCATGGATTTTGATGCCTATAAACTGCTGAGCTTCAGCGCTTAAACCTCGCCAAACCCAACAACCTTCAAAGATGAGGAGGAGCCGCCTTGACGGCTATACTCACAGTGCCACCGGCTCTGGAGCCGGTTTCGCTCGCCCAGGCTCATGTGCAGTTAAGGGTCTCTCACACTTATGAGGACGATCTGATCGAGCGGTTGATCCGTGCAGCACGTGAACAGGTGGAGACATTTACACGGCGTGCTCTGATCCATCAGGAGTGGCGGCTGCTTTTAGATGAGTTGCCCCAGGATCGGCTGATCCGGTTGCCCGTGGCCCCTGTTGTACAGGTCCTCCAGATCTACACCTATGATCTGGATGGCAATCAATATCAGGTCCCGCAAACGCAGTTCCAAGTGGCCTTGGCGGGCAACCCGGCAAGGCTGCGTTTCAAGGCAGGGGCGATTGGCCCCCTGCGGGACCTCAACGGCATCGAGGTTGACTTCAAAGCAGGGTATGGGGCGGCGGCAACGTCTGTCCCAGCTGGCCTGCAAACGGCGATCTTGATGCTTGTCGGGTTTTGGTATGAACGGCGAACCATGTTGGAGGAACAGCGCCTCACAGGGCTCATGCCTCATGGTTTTGAAGCAGCTCTTTCACCATACAAGGTGCTTAGAATATGAAAGCGGCAGGCACACTCAACCAGCCGCTGCTTTTGCTGCGGCCCCAGACGACAAACGAGACTGATGGCTCTGTGATTAAGAGCTACCAGCAGGTCGCCATGGTCTGGGGGCAGGTACAATCCTCCACAGGCACAGAAGGGGCAGTGGCCGGCAGGCTCGCCAGCTCCTATCTGCTTACGCTCTTGATGCGTCGCCGCACCGACATTGCAGAAGGGTGGCGCGTAGAGCTGGACGGACAAAGCCTCAGGGTGACGGCAGTTGTACCCGCCGCGCCGCAAACCCCATTGATGCAGGTGCTTTGTGAGCTGGAGGAGGAGGGTGATGGTGGAACTTGAGTTCAGGAAAGCTCTGTTTCAGGCGATCCACGCCAAGAGCTCTTTAAAACCATATCTGGGTGACCCACTGCGCGTTTTTGACGGCGTCCCGCGCGGAGCGCAGTTGCCCTATGCCACTTTGGAAACGCTCACAACCCAGCTTTTAACTGGACATCTGGAGGAAGGAGGCAGGCTCAATGGGTCTCTTGGCATTTATTCCCGCCACTCAGACCGCTCGCAAACACTGGAGACCCTGTCTCTCCTTAATGAGGTTCTGGAGGCTGGCATCACGCCGCCAAGTGGCCTGCAAGTGGCGGGTCTGACACTGACTGAGACCAGTTGTCGGCGTCTGGCAGACGGGCGTACCTGGTACGGGCGCGTTAAGTTCTCCGTGCTCCTTCAGTCTGTTGAGCCATAAGCGCCAGCATTGCACGAGAGTGCGCTCTCATAACTGACATGCGTTTTAAACGTCAGAAAGGAAAACAGATGGTCGCTCAGGCCGGAAAAGACCTGTTGCTGAAATTGGATAGGGCAGGTGATGGAACGTTTGTAAGCGTGGCGGGATTGCGCAGCAGGCGCTTTGCACTCAATGCCAACCCGATTGATATCACGGATGCTGAAAGTACGGGGCGCTGGCGAGAGCTGTTAGCCGGTGCCTCAACGCGTCATGCGTCCTTGTCCGGGAGCGGATTGTTTAGAGACAAAGCCTCAGCAGAGGAAGTACGTGCGGCCTTCTTTGCTGGCGCGCTGTGCAATTGGCAGATCATTTTACCCGGATTTGGAACGCTGGAAGGCCCATTTCACCTGTCCGCATTGGAGTATTCGGGCGACTACCGGTCCGAAGTGACCTTTGAGATTTCGCTGGAATCTGCCGGGGCACTCACATTCACGCAGCTGAGCTAGGACAACACGATGACGAGACAAACCCACACCAGCGGCGTGAACGCGCAGCGCGGTGAAATTGAGGCAGAGCTCTTAGGGCAAAAACATATTTTGGTGCTGACACTGGGCGCTCTTGCCGAATTAGAAACAGCGCTGGCGTGCAATACGCTTCAGGATCTGACCGAACGCTTCTCATCGGGGCAATTGAGTGCAACCGATATTATTAAGGTATTGGGTGCAGGTCTGCGCGGTGGCGGTCTGCTCATCGAAGATGAAGAGGTTGCGGCGTTTTCCCATGTTGGCGGCATTGCTGCGCTGGTCCAAGTGGTGGGAGACCTTTTGGTTGCAACCTTTTCGCCCCAGCAAGCGAGCACGCAAGCGCCACTCAAAAAGGCCGCATCTCACCCGCAAAAAGCGAGCGATCTATAACACAGCCCTTTCCCTGGCACGATCTTTTGCACAAAGCCTGCCGGGAACTTGGGTGGTCGCCTCGCACATTTTGGCAGGCAACGGCGAAGGAGCTGGAAATGGCTTTAAAGCCGCCGCACAAATACAGCGCACACAATATCTCGCGCCAGACCTTGGATGACCTCCTCTCCAGATTTCCCGATCGTGGTAAGAAAGCAAACTCATGACAGATGATTACAATGATAGCCTCGATCTAAATGAGGGCCGCGAGCTGGAGACTATCATGCAAGAGGTCAACTCCCTTGCAAGAGAGTTTTCCTCTGAGTTGAGTAAGGGGCTTCAAAATGCAGTCACATCGGGCAAAGACCTGCAATCGATCTTGTCGCAAGTCGCCCTTAGTATGTCCAGTTCCGCACTCAGCAGCGCACTGAAACCGATTGAAAATTTGATAAGTACAGGCCTGTCAACAGCACTCGGCAGTGCGCCGGGTGTAACACCCTTTGCAAAAGGGGGAGTGGTGTCCAGCCCAACTTTGTTTGCAGCAGGGGGAACGGGACTGGGCCTCATGGGGGAGGCCGGAGCAGAGGCAATTCTTCCTTTACAGCGTGGGAGCAACGGACAGCTGGGTGTCATGATGGCTGGAGGAAGTGCGCAGCCGGGCGTTACAATTAATGTTGCGACACAAGATGTACGCAGCTTTGAAAAATCTCAGGGACAGATTGCGATGATAATGGCCCGCGCCACCGGACGGGGGCGACGCGGGCTATGACGTCGGCATTGAAGAGGAGGGACTCAAGGACCGACGCGATTTTGCTGCCGGACGGTGGCAGCAAACTTTTTAGGAAAAACCGTTGTTTTGCAAAGAGGGAGGAGCATGGACAACGGGTCTGCATAAAACATGCAAACAATTTTCCCATGGCAAACCTCTTAGATGCTTCGCGAGAGGCTAACCTTGAGCCAAGTCAAATAGGAGAGGCAATTGACGCTATGTTTTGTTGATGAATCATTCCCCCTGGGAATTTCCCTAGGGGCTTCTGTCAGGGTGGAAAAACGTAGTCATGTCACGACCTTACTGAATGGTGCGGAGAAGCGGAACGCAATCTGGAAGGGAACGCGACGGCACTTTGATGTGGGCACCGGATTACGAAGTGCAGCTGATCTGCATAATGTTCTGGCGTTTTATGAAAAAGTAGGTGGGCGCATTTGTGGATTTCGGTTTAGGGACCCTATGGACCATAAATCCTGTGAGTTTTCTCAGTCTCCCTCGCCAACCGATGTTGTTTTGGCAAAAGGCGATGGCACAACCAAACTCTTCCAACTGGTTAAATCTGTCGGAACTCTTGATCACGTCTGGCAACGCACGATCACAAAACCCCTTGAAGGAACTGTCAGTGTTGCAGTTGACGGGCAGGCTAAAACAGTTGGCAGCGAGGTCTTAATAGACCTTTCAACCGGCATTCTTGAGTTTCACGAGGAGCACACGCCTGCCAATGAGGCCGTGATCACCGCAGGTTTCCTATTTGATACGCCCGTGCGCTTTGAGAACGACCATCTGGAAATCAATCTCTTGCATTTTGAAGCAGGGCAGGTGCCGTCCATTCCCCTTGTTGAGTTGCTTGCCTGACTCTGTTCCCCCTGAATAACCGGGATACACAACCATGTTAAATGCTGCATTAAAAGAACACCTGGACGGTGAAGGGACAACTGTTGCCTATTGCTGGCAGCTTACCTCTCCAGCAGGTCGCACTCTTGGGTTTACCACCCACGACCATCCCATCACGTTTCTTGGAATTACGTTTGAACCAGGCTTTGGGTTGGATGCCACGCAAGCAACGGTTCAGGCTGACTTTCAGGCTGGGCAGGAAGAAACACTGGGTTTCCTCTCCTCAGAAAGCTTAAGCGAGAAAGACCTGAATGCGGGTTTGTGGGACAACGCCCAGGTGCAGGTCTTCTTGGTGAACTGGCAAAATCCCGAGGAGCGTGAGCTTTTAAGGCGTGGCTCCCTTGGAGAAGTGACGAGAGATGCCAATGTCTTTCGAACAGAGTTTCGCTCGCTGGCAACACGCCTTTCTCAAAACAAAGGCAGGCAACTCTCCCATCAGTGCCATGCAGACCTTGGCGATGTGAGCTGTGGGATTGACCTGAGCAACGCGGCATACACGCAAACACTGAGCATCACCGAGCTGGATGCAGCCAAGCGTCTTGTTGTTGAAGGAGAGCGGGACGAAAACTCTGGGTGGTGGTCCTTCGGCACGCTCACGTTTCATAGTGGTCCCTATGCCAATCACCCACTTCGCATTGCCAGCCACACGATAGAGCAAGGCGCGCATAAGTTATCGTTGTGGTCACCCTTGGTGCTGGAGCTAACCTACCCGCTTGCAGCCACGCTGAGTACGGGCTGCGATAAGAGTTGGGGTGCTTGTCAGGAGAAGTTTCAAAACGCGCTCAACTTCAAAGGCTTTCCGCATATGCCGGGCAATGATTTCATTCTTGCAGGACCGGACACGCAATCTGCGGCCAACAATGGCGAAAAGCTGGTGGGGTGA